CCCAGAAGGGCATTGGCCCCGTCATCAGCGCGGGCTTCCTCGCCCACCTCGACATCACCAAAGCGGAGACCGCTGGGGCCTTCTGGTCCTTCGCCGGGCTGGACAACAGCAAGACGTGGGAAAAGGGCCAGAAGAGGCCCTGGAACGCCTCCCTGAAGGTCTTGTGCTGGAAGGCTGGCGAGTCCTTCGTGAAGGTCTCGGGCTATGATGATGCTTACTATGGCAAGGTCTACAAGCAGCGTAAGGCTCTGGAGATCGAGCGCAACGAGCGTGGCGAGTTTGCGGCCCAGGCCGCGGGGATCCTCGAGCGCAAGAAGATCGGCAAGGACACCGACGCCTACAAGGCTTACAGCGTCGGCAAGCTGCCGCCCGCGCACATCCACGCACGGGCCACCCGCTACGCCTCCAAGATGTTCCTCGCCCACCTGCACGAAGTCATGTACGTGCAGCACCACGGTCGGCAGCCGCCGTTGCCCTACGCGATCAGCATCCTGAACCACGCGCACAAGATCAGCCCTCCGGGGATGTGATCCGATTTAGCCAAGCATTTGGACAGCACCAAATCAGCGGAGCGAGCCATTGAGCCAGACAGCACCATTTAACGTGAGCGAGCCATGCCACACGACAGCACCATTTTGCCTGAGCGAGCCATGCCATACGACAGCACCATCTTGCCGGAGCGAGCCACGAAGATGAACAGCATCAGGTGCCGAGAGCGAGCCATAAACGGAGGCAGCACCATTTAACGAGAGCGAGCCAATCCCTATGACAGCACCATTTCAGCGGAGCGAGCCAGAATGACAGACAGCATCAGCGGCCACGCGCGAGCCACAAGCAGTGACAGCACCAGGTTTGGAGAGCGAGCCAAATACCCCGACAGCACCATGCCCCATGAGCGAGCCACAATGCACGATAGGACCATATAACGTGAGCGAGCCACTATGAGTAACAGCACCAGGCGTGGTGAGCGAACCACCCCCTCGGACCAGAACCAAAAGGCGAGAGTGAGCCAGAGCGAAAGACAGCACCACTGGACCCGAGCGAGCCAGTGTGAGGGACAGCACCAACATCACGGAGCGAGCCATATCGCACGACAGCACCATTGGCCCCGAGCGAGCCAGAACACGCGACAGCACCATAGAGAGCGAGCGAGCCATGCGGTTAGACAGCACCAATTACGAGGAGCGAGCCACCTGGGCAGACAGCACCAAAGTGTTGGAGCGAGCCACGTCGTGCGACAGCACCATTGGGCCCGAGCGAGCCACTAGACGCGACAGCACCATAGAAGGCGAGCGAGCCATGCAGCCAGACAGCACCAATGACCACGAGCGAGCCATATAGCCAGACAGCACCAAGTCCGCAGAGCGAGCCATTATGACTGACAGCACCATAGAAAGCGAGCGAGCCACGGCTCGAGACAGCACCAAATAATCAGAGCGAGCCAGGTTGGAAGACAGCACCAACGCTGAAGAGCGAGCCACTCAGCAAGACAGAACCACTATCGGCGAGCGAGCCATCTTGTGCGACAGGACCATAGAGCGTGAGCGCCTCACCGGCGGTGATACATTGAAAGCCACGAAGAATGAAAGCGGCATACGAGCAGGGCATATACGCCGACGCCATAGCCAACGTGCCAATCCTGCAGTCGGCAACGAAGTGGGGCGTGTCACGATCGACGGCCTATCACATCTACGCGCAGGCGGCCCGCGATCAGGCGAAAAGAGGATGGCGCCAGTGGCGAAGGGCAAACGGATTGAACGACGACGACATCTGAATTAGCGTGCGCCCTTGCGGACGGCGGGAGCGCCCCAACACGCCCCCGACCGCCCTTACCAAGGACAATGGAGCTGTCCTCAATGAAACGAACTATACAGCCTCGCGCACCCAGATCAAAGGGAGCGCGTCACAATGGCGTCAGTTGAGCCATTCCACCAACCTAACAAGGAACTGATGGCGTCCCACCTGGACGTTCTGTTCTCGCGTGCGATGAGTGGAAAGGTTGAAATCACCTCTATCCACGCAACTGATAGGAAAACATCACCTAAAACACAGCTGTTTGATGTCGATGACGAAGCCGCGATTGAGTGGGCTGCAGCCGTCAATCAGGAGCCGGGCTGGAACGTCTATGTCGGCGCCGCCGTGCGCAAGGATGAAACCCAGCCTAACAAGGCCGCCACTGACAATGACTTCCTGATATCATACGTCCTGTTTGCCGACGCCGACACGCCAGAGCAGCTCGAGCAGGCCCGATCAACCTACATCAAGCTGGGCCTCACCCCGCCTCTGGTCGTCATCACCGGCAGGACGCCGCACAAAAGAGCGCAGTTCTGGTGGCCGCTCGAGGAGCCGATCGTAGATGTGGAGGTCATGCGCTCAAGCTTGCGTGGCATCGCCAATGCATTGGGTACGGATCCGAAGGTCTGCACAGCCAAGCAGATCATGCGGCTGGCAGGTTCCATAAGCTGGCCCAAAGACAAGGAAGGCAGGATCATCGAGCAGACGCAGGTGATCATGCCGAAGAATGCCTCAAGGTGCTTCTACCTCGAGCAGATCAACAACGCATTCCCACCGGCAGCCGTCACAACAACGCCGACCGGCATCACAACGCCAACACCTGACAGGCCAATCGATCTCTACGGGTTCGAAGTCGACGGCAGGGAAGACCGCATGACGCGCCTTGTCTGGGCCCGCGTCTGCGACATGCACAGAATAGCCCCGATGCCACCCGGCAAGGAGGAAATCGAGGCAGAAATCGAATCCCTGTTCGACATCTACCTGTCGAAGGTCAACACCCGGCTGCCGCTGAAAGGCATGTCGAAGGCCGAAGCCCTCGAGGCAGAAGGCCGCGGCATCACAGAGATGCGGCACAAGTTCCATGCAGCCCTGAAGCTGTGGGACACGAAGGTCAGGGAGCACGCAGCAGTCGAAAAGCCCAAGGAGGCCCAGAAAGCCCCACAGAAGGCCACAGAGACGCGGTTTGATCCTGAGACGGGTGAGGTCATAGAGGACGACGAAGAGGCCTCACAGGGCGTTCTGGAAGGCCCTGGAGCGGGTTTGAGCGGGTGGACGGGCGTAGTGCCGCCTCCGAGGCCGTGGGCCTACGCTGACTTCCTGATGCGTCAGGCCGTCACAGCCGTCGCAGCACCGCCCGGCGTGGGCAAAACAACGTTCAGCTTCCAGCTCGGTCTGGCGTTCGCGCAGGATATGCAATTGGGCGACTGGACGCCTGTTGTGGGCGGCGGCGGCAAGGTCTGGCTGTACAACAATGAAGAGCCGAAGGACGAACTGGACCGGCGCTTCCTCGCGTCTTGCATCGAAGCTGGCTCGGATCCCGAGCTGGTCGCCAGAAGGTTCTCGTACACCAGCGGGCTTACGGAGCCATTCACCATAGGCGGCATGGATGAAAGCGGATCTTTCTTCAGGAGTCCCGATGTCGATCGCGTCAAGCGCGTCATCAGGCACAACGATATCAAGTTGTTCATCGCCGACCCCCTGGTTGAATTTCATACGGCGCCGGAGAACAACAACGATCTGATGAAAGCGGTAGGCGGTATCTTCCGCGAAATAGCCGTCGACTGCGACTGCAGCGTCTTGCTGTTCCACCATACGCCAAAGTCAGCCGGGTCGGACAACAGCGCCGGTGAGATGAACAGTCTCAGAGGCGGCGGCGCCCTCGTCGGTCAGGCGCGGTTTGTCTACACGATATTCGCCATGTCGAAACAGGACGCCAGAGACTACGGCGTGAAGCCCGACGAGCGACCGGCGTTCGTCCGGTGGGACTGGGCCAAGTCAAACATGGCGCCGATGGCCGGTGAGGCCATGTGGTGGCGCAAGGTCGGCGTCGGGCTGGGGAACGAAGATGACACCAGGCCGCAGGACCATGTCGGCGTGCTGCGCAGGGTCAACCTGACGCTCGTTGATGAGGGGTACGACGGTAAAACGATGGAGGAGCGCGTCAGGTCCGAAATCGAGTTCAACAAGGAGGTCGTGGCGACCCTGGTGCGGTACAGCCACGTGTCGCCGGAGACAGCGTGTCCGAAGTCAGACCTGGTCGCCAAGGTCGATCGTGAGGCGCTCAAACTGCCGCGGAAGGCCGTCGAGGATAAGGCCGCCAAGGTGTTCGATGGCATGAAGCTGGAGGGGTATGAAGTGCGGGTTGTGGAGCAAATCCGGGGGTCTTTGACCGTCAGAAAATACTACGTGGTCGGAGGATAGGAATTTGGTGACTTCCCGAGTTCCCGCGACTTCCCGGTTTCTCGGAAAGTACTGTAATGTAAGGGGAAATTGGTGTTTTGGGTTTGACTTCCCGTGACTTCCCGGAAAGTCGCCGAAAAAGATCAATGATTTCAATACTATCCGAGATACCAAGAATTTCATCCCTTTAGGGTGATGGGTGACCTTGGGAAGTCACCATCACCACGGGATAAGTGGGCCGCAAATTGGAGGGTTTTGGGTGAAGTGGTTTTGCAAGTTTGAGACGGCGCCCGATGTGGGGCTGGCCATCAGCATCGGCGAGCAGCTGTATCGGTTGGCCGCCGTGGAGCCGTATGTGACCAAGCATGGCCGGGCGTCGAGCGTGCTAGTGTGGGATACGGTGTGCCCAGACTGCAAGGAGCCGTTCCAGGCCAAGAGCGGGCTGAAGTGTAAGTACATAAATCGGCGGTGCGAAAAGGATAAGTCACCTCTAAAGAGGGTCGTGCCGCACGTGAAGAAAAAGGATATTAGAATCCTAGCTTTGAACAAAAAACGTAATAAGACCAGAATGCTGATCGCGAGAAAGTTGCTGGAAAATGCAGAGAAGATACGAAAAGCCAACGAAGAAAAGTGAAGGGCAGTCGCCCGTAAAGTGGGCGAGTACTGCAGGTAGGTACATTGAGGGTAGAAGTTGGGTGGACGAAGTCGATGTCGTTGCTTTGCAGGTCGAGGAGCGGTGGGGCGTAGGACGCGCAAGGCTGCTGGTAGAGCCAGAGCTGCGGGAGAAGTTCGACCGGCAGGACTTCAAGTTCCAGAGGGCGTTGTACGACGCCTCGGATCCCGAGGAGCTCAAGGTCGAGTGCCAACGCATGATCAAGGCGTGGCATGCCGTCGACAAGGCTGCAGGAGCGTCAGGGAAGCCCCAACTCGATCCTGCGGTACTCGAGGTCGCCCTGGGCGACGGGAGGGCACTGGCGATCGTCAGAACGGCGTTTGAGGCCCATCGGGTGGCGAAGGGTCGCGCCATGGCTGTTGTGACGGTGGAGGAGGTCGCCAGACTGTTTGAGGCGAGCGAGCCGCTGGTGACGTTGCTGGCGGCCTTTCCTGGTGCTCGGGTGACTGGGGTGCGCAAGACGGTCGACAGCCCTGTGCGTGCGTTGGAGGGGTGCGGGAAGGGCTTGGACGACGAGATACCTTTTTGAAAAATAGTTGTTGACCAAGGTGTGGAAACCACCTATCGATAATCCATCAACCCGCCGGGCCATTCTACCCCGGCCTCTCATCGGAGACCACGACCATGATGACCAAGCAAGAAATCAAGGCCGCCATCAAGGCCGCCCCCGCGATCTTCGTGGGCGTCCGGGCCACGGAGTTCTACGCCAAGATCAGCAAGGCCGAGGCCGCCGCGTTCTGCGAATACCTCGGCTGGGACGTCGAGTGCGACGTGCGCAATGAGGGCACCTATTTGGAAAGCGCCGACAACTAACCCTCACCCCCACACGGAGACCACGACCATGACCACTCAAGGACCGCCCGCGCCGGGCTCTGCCACGGCCCGCATCGCCGCCGCCTTCGCGCCGTGGGCCAACCGGCACAACGTCCGCTCGTTCCGCGGCCTCGACGAGGCGGGACGCCTGTCCCTCGCCCAGACGCTGGCGCGGGAGGCCGGGATCGCCGGTCACTGGCGCTGGGCCTACAACACCCTCGCCGAGGCCTGAGCGGCTCACCCCAGCAGCCGGGGCTTCGGCCCCGGCGTCCGCCAGAGGCAATCCCGCCTCTGGCCCCACCACGGGAGACCACGACAATGACCAAGGACGAACTCAGCCAGCTGCTGCTGGCCGCCGTCGCCGCAGAGACGCGCGCAGAGCGTCTGCGCGACGATCAAGCCGCAGAGGCCGCAGAGGCCGCCCGGCAGGCCTACTTCAAGGCCCTGAGCCAAACCTTCTCAGGCCGCCAATGATCGGCCTGCTCGTCGTCGCCTTCTTCGTCTTCGGCGCCATCGCATACGGCCTGCAGGCCAAGGACTGAACCCCCAGGAGACACATGACACCAACCGACTTCCGAGACCTGCTCAAGCGCAACGGACTGCGGCAGGCCGACGCAGCCTATCTCGCCGGTGTGCGCGATCGCCAAGCACGGGCCTGGGCCCTCGGCGAGAACGCCATCAGCCAGAGCGTGGCCCTCCTGCTCCTCGCCTACGACGAGGGGCTGCTGCCGCCCGACTGGTTCGCCCGCCGGATCGCCGGGCTGCGGGCTGAGGAGAAACCTGAGTGAAATCAATGGGTTAGCGCGGGAGGCAGGGGTGATCGACCCCCCTCACCCCCCCTATATGGATAGAAAGATACTATGTAGGGGTTACCGCGTGCGCCCTCCGCACATATCAAAAATTTGCACAAAAAAACCCACAGCCCCGCCCTATACAGACAAACAGACCCCCCCCTCCCCCAAATAGGGGTACCCCCATTCCGCAATAAAACGACCGGGGGGGTACCCAGAGCAGAACAGACATGGCGAAAAAACCCGGACCCGCACCCCACCGCAAAACTGCACTAGCAAAACGACAAGTAGTTATGTTCAAGATGTGCGGCTATACTGTGGATCAGATAGCATACTTCTTGGGCATATCTACGCCTACACTGTATAAGCACTACCGCGAGGAACTCGACAGGGGACAGATGGAAGTCAACGCGAAGGTGATGGACACGATTACGCACATTGCGACGGACAAGGATCACAAGCAGGCGTTGAATGCGGCGATCTTCTGGGCCAAGACGCAGATGGGGTTCAGCGAGTCTACGCGCCTTGAGCACACGGGGGCTGGCGGCAGCCCGATACAGTTGCAGGTGGCGCCGGTGGAGAAGTTGAACTCGAGCGACATGACGCCTGACCAGCGGCAGGCATTGCGTGAGATTATTCAGCGGGCGATTGAGCACCAGACAACGACGCCCACGGCGGAAGCGCACTATGTTGATGTGACTGGCGACGACGAAGACGACGACGAAGACGATCAGGAAGTGATTGAGGAGTAGCTGGGTTGAAGCCTCTGAAGATTGAGCTGCCCAATGGCTTTCAGATCAATCCCGAAGTTCAGCTTCGTGATCTTGATCGTGCTGACTTCGAGGACAGCCTCTATCTGTTTTTGAGGAACGCCTGGAGGTTTATTGACAGCGCGCCATGGACGGATGGCTGGCCGATCGAGGCGGTGGCCGAGCATCTGCAGGCTGTGGTTGATGGCGACATCAAGAGGCTGATCATCAACATTCCGCCTCGGTGTGGGAAGCTGTTGGCCGACGACACCCCTGTGCTGACCACCAACGGATGGAAAAACCACGGCGAGCTCCAAGTTGGCGATCATGTGTTTACGCCATCGGGGGTTCCGACGCGGGTGGAGGCTATTTCCGAGCCAGCGCCCGCCAATGTCCGCATGGAGTTTTTTGATGGCAGTGTGATTTACTGCCATGAAGACCATGAGTGGGTGTTTTACAATCGTTCGACAAAAACGTGGGAGAACGTTGAGGCGCGGGTGTTTTTGGAGCCTCGTCGGGGGCGATGGGGGCAGACTAAGGGCAAGGTTAAGCAGGTCTTGTCAGACGATCGGGCGCTTTATCAACTTCCATTGAAGTGCGCCCTGCAATTCCCCGAGGCAATTTTGAAGATGCCGCCGTATGTTTTGGGCGCTTGGCTTGGGGACGGGAGCACAGGAAAGCCCTGCATATCACATGCGGCGTCAGATCAGTCTTACATCGACAAGATCGTGGGCCTTGGATACCCCATCAGCACGTCGCACGTTCACGCGAAGACCGGTGTTTTGACCACTTACTTCTCGGGATCCGGCGGCCGTTCAAATCCGCCCCGCATGACGCAGGAATTGCGCGAACTGGGCGTGTTTACCGACAAACACATCCCGCAAGCATACCTGAGGGCCTCTGTCGGGCAACGGCTTGAACTTCTGGCGGGTTTGATTGATACGGACGGAAACGTGGATGAGGGTTCTCGGTGCCACTTCACGACATCCAGCCGAGCTTTGGCTGACGGGGTTGTTGAGCTTGTCCGATCGCTGGGGTGGCGGGCGTCCGAAATTGAGATTGAGCCGGTTCTCTCTTCGTCTGGCATCCAAGGCAAGCGCCCCTATTGGGTCATTAGTTTTCAGCCATCCATGCATATCCCTACCGCGCTGGAGAGAAAGCGCATCAAGAGGCTTGCGCCTAAACGCCGAATTGGGCTGAAGAGCGTTTCGTTCGACCCATGCGGCAAGATCGGCAGATGCATTCAGGTCGCCATGGGCGATGGGCTGTATCTTGCCGGTCGCCATTTAACGCCCACCCACAATTCCTCGATTACGTCGGTGGCGTTCCCGGCCTGGACGTGGGCGCAGATGGTGAATGGGTCGACGTGCGGCCCCGGCGTTCAGTTTTTGCATGCTTCGTATGCGCAGCAGCTGACTTTGCGTGACAGCGTGAAGTGTCGGCGGTTGATTGAGTCGCCTTGGTACCAGGGGATGTGGGGCGACCGCTTTACGTTGAACACGGACCAGAACACCAAGAGCCGGTTTGGCAATGACAAGGGCGGCGAGCGTCTGATCACGTCTGTCGGCGCCGCGGTGACGGGTGAAGGTGGCGACATCATTGTGATCGACGACCCCAACGCCGCCAACGAGGCGTTTTCTGAGGCGAACATTGAGGCGACCAAGGAGTGGTGGGACGGCACGATGTCGACCCGTTTGAACAATCCGAAGACGGGCGCTTTTGTGGTAATCCAGCAGCGTCTGGCTGAAGATGATTTGACCGGCCATATTTTGGAGAAGGAGGCCGACAACTGGACGCATCTTTGTTTGCCGATGAGGTATGAGCCTGAGCGTGCTTTTGTGAGCAAGATCGGGTGGCAGGATCCGCGGTCTGAGCCGGGCGAGCTTTTGTGGGAGGATCGGTTTGGGGATGCTGAGGTGGCGAGCCTCGAGCGGGCCCTTGGCATTTACAAGTCTGCCGGTCAGCTGCAGCAGCGGCCTGAGCCTGCTGGCGGCGGTGTGATCAAACTGGAGTGGTGGGAAACGTGGAACCAGCCGACATTTCCCCCCATGGATTTCATTTTGGCCAGCTTGGACACGGCGTACACGTTGAAGCAGGAGAATGACGCCACGGCGTTGACGGTGTGGGGCGTGTTTTCGACTGATACGTTGGCTGCTGCTGCCCGTTATCTGGATCAGGACGGGCGGCCATCGTACATCGACAGGGCTTACAACGAGGCTGCGCCCAAGCTGATGCTGATGCATGCCTGGCAAGATCGTTTGGCGCTGCATGATCTTGTTGAGAAGGTGGCCGCGACCTGTAAGAAAATGAAGGTCGACAAGCTGATTATTGAAAACAAGGCGGCTGGTATTTCAGTTTCGCAAGAATTGCGGCGGCTTTACAGCCATGAAAAGTTCTCTGTGCAGCTTTATGACCCCAAGAGCATCGATAAGCTGTCCAGATTGCACTCTATTTCTCATTTGTTTCAGGAAGGTATGATTTATGCGCCTGACAAGTCGTGGGCGCAGATGGTGATCAACCAGGTTGGTCAGTTTCCCAAGGGGAAGCATGATGACTTGGTCGATACGGTGAGCATGGCGATCAGGCACTTGCGTGATATGGGCCTGATGGTGCGTAACAACGAGCGAATTGAAGAGATTGAGTCTGTGAGAATTTACCCGGGTGGTAAGGATGTGCCACTATATCCCGCCTGATGGAGGACTGAGATGGCCACTGCGAAGAAGAAAGCGCCGAAAGTTGTGCAAGAGGCGCAGGTTGATGAGATTGTTGCGGCGCCGGTTGAGGATGTGCGCCATGAGGGCGACAGCCACGCCGCCAGGGCTTTGAACGCCATGCGCGAAGCTGAAAAAGCCCGTGATGCCGACCAATAACCCGGTAAGCGGCAAAAATTTGCTCAAAAACGAGCGAATTTTGGCATCTGCCACTGTTGAGCAGGTGCGTCAGGGTATTCCGGCTCTTTGGGAGGTGACTGTTTGGGGTCAGCCTCCCTTTGAGTATCGCCGCGTCTATACCTTGAAGGCCAATACGGATAATATGGCCGCCCGAGAAGGCATCGATCTCTTTGTCGAGGAGATGGAGGCCCTTCGGGACTCCGATGAAGAGGACGAAGACGATGCCCCTGACGCCGGGACTTAGCCCAAGCATCCGCCAGCCCGGCCTTGTTCCGCCTGACGCCGACGATAGTGAAGACATCATCGTTGAAACGGCGGAAGGTGGTGGTGATGTCCCTGAGTTTGACGACAAGGGCAACATTCTGAAGATTGAGCACGAAGATGGCTCGATCACTATTTCCCTGGACGGCAGCCCGATCAAGCGTGCTGAGAGGGAAGACGAAACCGACTGGTTCCGTAATCTGGTCGACGACATTGGGTCTGATGAGTTGGGCCGGATCTCGTCTGAGTTGCTGCGTGGTATTGAGGAAGACATCAGCAGCCGCAAGGACTGGATCGAGGAACGTGCGCTGGGCGTTAAGCTGCTTGGCCTGAAGGTTGAGATTCCCGGCCTGCAGGGTGCTTCTGACGGCGCTCCTGTCGAGGGCATGAGCAAGGTGCGGCACCCGCTGCTTTTGGAGGCCGTTTTGCGCTTCCAGGCCAATGCCCGCTCTGAGTTGCTGCCGACTGACGGACCGGTGAAGATCCGCAATGACGACAACAATTCGGAATTGCGTGAAGACCAGCTCGCCAATGCCCTGGAGATGGACCTCAACCATTACCTGACGACGACGGCTTCTGAGTATTACCCCGACACCGACCGCATGCTGCTGATGCTTGGCTTTGGCGGCACATCGTTCAAGAAGATTTATTTTTGTCCCCTGCGTAACCGCCCTGTTTCAGAGTCGGTTGATGCTGATGATCTGGTGGTGAACAACGCCGCCACTGATCTGCGCAATGCCAAGCGCATTACGCACCGTGTTTTGATGCGTCCGTCTGTTGTTAAGCGCCTGCAGATTCTGGGCGTGTACCGCGACGTGTCCTTGAGCACTGCCAGCGCGCCGAAATTGGACTCTCTGCAGCGCGAAGAGCGTGCGCAGCAGGGTATTTCTGCTGAGAGCACGAACCCTGACGATCGTGATCGTGAGATTTACGAGTGCTATTGCGAGCTCGACATCAAGGGCTTTGAGCATGAGCACAAGGGCAAGATTTCCGGCCTTGAGATTCCTTATCGTGTGACGATCGACGTTTCATCGCGTGAAATTCTGTCGATTGTGCGTAATTACGATGAGAGCACCAAGGATTTGCCTGAAGCGCGTATGCGCTTTGTTAAGTACACGTTTGTTCCGGGTCTGGGTTTCTACGACATCGGACTTCTGCATATTCTTGGTAACACGACTAATGCCATCACTGCGGCGTGGCGCGAATTGCTCGACGCCGGTATGTACTCCAATTTCCCCGGCTTCCTCATGGCCGACACGGGCGGGCGGCAGAACACCAATATCTTCCGTGTTCCCCCCGGCGGTGGTGCGCTCGTTAAGACTGGCGGACTGCCCATTTCACAAGCCATCATGCCTCTACCGTATCAGCCTCCTTCTCAGGCTCTGATGGCCCTTGTTAGCGATATGGCCCAGACCGGCATGCGCATTGGCGGCACGTCTGAGCAGCAGGTTGGTGAAGGCAAGGCTGAGGCGCCTGTCGGCACGACTCTGGCCATGATTGAGCAGGCCACCAAGGTCATGAACGCCGTTCACAAGCGTCTGCATGCGGCCCAGGCTGAAGAGTTCCAGTTGCTGGTCGAGTGCTTCAGGGAGCACCCTGAGAGCTTCTGGCAGCGCCGCGGGCGGTCTAATGCCGCGTGGGACGAAGAGACGTTCCTGCAGGCCCTGGATAATTGTGATCTTGTGCCGCAGGCTGATCCCAATACGGCTTCGCATGGTCAGCGCATGATGAAGGTGCTGGCTCTGAAGCAGCTGCAGGCCCAGAACCCGACCATGTACGATCCGATCGCGATCGACATGGCGGCCATGCAGGCTATTGGATATTCGAACCCGCAGCAGTTCCTGGCGCCGCCCGGGGCCCAGCAGCAACCGCCGCCTGAACTGCAGAAGCTGATTGCTGAGACCAAGGTTAAGCAACAGGAGGCTGACGCCAAGACCATTGAGGCCAACGCCAAAATGGCCGAGGCGCAGGCCAAGATTCAGCAGGGCGCTTTTGCGCCGCGGCAATCTGAGGGCCACCAGCAGGGCCATGAGCCTGTTTCGCCGATCGACATCATTGAAGCTCGGGCCAAGATGATGGATGCCACGACCAAGCGGCAGTTGGCGAACAACAAGCAGCACGACATCAATCTTGAGGATCGCAACCGCGATCTTGACCGCCAATCGCGTGAACGTGTGCAGCTGATGGAGCTCGCACGCGATGTCCTTCTGCACCCTGAAAACGTCGACATGGCGGAAAAAGATGCGTCCAAATCCTAAAGCTGTTGATGCTGCCTTAGAGGTTGCACGCCGCGTCGGTGATCGCATTATCCCCGGCATCGGCAATGTCTCGATGCCCCGTGCGGGTGAAGGCGTGCCTTTGCTGCATGCTCAGGGCGGGGCTGTTGATCCCGCAAAGGCCGCACGCCGCGCCCTGATGGTCGCAAGCAGCCTTCGCCGGGCCGATGGGGGCGAGACTGATGCGCCCAGCATGGCGCAGCAATCGTCATCGCGTTTCCGAAACCTGATCAACAATGCTGCGCCCCGCTCGTCGGGCCCTCAGTACGCTGGCGGCGCCAAGCCTGATTACGCCGGTCCCACCAGCATTCCGCAGTTGCGGGACGCTTTCAGCAGCGCCATTGCCCACCACCTGTCTTTGTCGCCTGAAGAGCGGCAACAGAACCGCCGGGCTGCAGATCACGCGCTCGCGCCGCACATTGGCTGGCGCAAGGACGGCACGCTCGTCCCCTTGCTGGGCAAGAACGCCAAAATGATGAAGGCGTCCGAGGGGTACCGCGGCGAAGAGCCCGTCATGATCGGCAACCAGGGCGTCGAAACGACCGGTCTTGCGCTTGCTCCCGCCTATCGGGAAGGCAAATTTACGACCTGCCCCAACTCGGCATCCTGCGTCGACGAGTGCCTGGGGAAGACCTCGGGCAATTACTTCAAGGTCGGTGGCGGCAAGGACTTGAGCGCATTTAAGGGCCCGCGCCTGAACAGTCTGAAAAAGACGATCGCCATGATGCGTCAGCCAGAGGCTTTTGCCGTGCGGCTGCACGACGAAATTCAGGCGGCCAAGCTGCAGGCCAAGGCCAATGGCAACCACTTGGGCGTGCGCCTTAACGTCTTGTCAGACATCAATCCTGCCGTCCACAAGGCGCTGATGGAAGCGCATCCTGATGTGTCGTTCTATGATTACACCAAGAACAACACCGACCCGGTCGCCCCCAACCACCACTACACCTATTCTTCGACCGGCGTGTCTCAGCCAACTGGGATCAACGGGCTGAAGGAAGGCGTCCACAATCCGCATTCGAACTGGAAGCAAATGCGGCGCCGGTTGGATAGCGGCTCAAATGTGGCCATGGCTTTTTCGCACAAGGAATTGCTGCCGGAAGAAGTCTACGACCACGAAACCAAAAAGACCTACAAGGTCGTCAATGGCGACGTTCACGATTTTCGCCCCCTGGATATTCAGCCGGAAGGCGCAGATGGCGTCATTATTGGTCTGAAGAACAAGAAGGTCACCAGCTCGAACACTAATGCCGCCAAGGGCTCAAATGGGTTCTTTGTCCACTACGATCCGCAACTCATGCGCACTGAGAAGGGGACCATACTTCGGGAAGAGAAATACGGTTTGAACCCCGAAACCGGTAACCCTTACCGCGGACTGCCTATTGCCACGAACAAGCGGGTTGAGATCGCGCATCAAAGCCCGTCGCCGATTGTGAAAACGAACGATAACGCAGGAGATGTTTGATGATGAAGAAGCTGTCTCAGGAAGATTTTTACCATCAGTTCCACAACCTTGAGCACCACCACGACTCCATGGATGCTGACAGGTCAATCATGGACACAATGCCGCCGCGTGAATTTTACCGTGCAACGGGCGGTCGCGTTGATTTCAAGGCATCAGCCAGGAATAAAGCTCACGCCAAGCTGACGGGGTATCGCTAAAAAGCGCCTCGCACTTGACACTAGATATGGTATTTATCCTTAAGCCGGGACGCCGGTTATAGGAGAAAGCCAATGTCAGAGGCATCCAAGGCCGCCCGTGCGGCTATGAAGAGCAAGATTTCGAGGCTTGTTCGTACCGATCCCAACCAGGTTGTGGATGCCTCGGGTTATCGTCCGCCGGATGCTCTGGATGCTGATGTAAAAACCGGCGCCCGCCCGATCTCGCCGCGGCTGTTCAAGCGCGGTGGCAAGGTTCTGAAGATGCATGGCGAGGACACCAAGCATCACGCCGGTCGTAAGGCCCGCAAGAGTGGCGGTCGCGCCCTCACTACTCCTGACAACCTGATCAATCGCAACGTCCGCGAGGCCAACGAAGAGCGCGCCGGTACGAAGCACACCGGCGCCTTCAAGAAGGGCGGCAAGGTCCACCGCGCTCCGGGTGGCCTGATCTCCGACTCCATGGTCCCCACCAGCCGCCTGTCCTTCACCCCGGCTGAAAGCCGCGCCGGTCACCTTGTTGGCCTGAAGCACGGCGGCAAGGCCCGCAAGCACCGCGATACTGGCGGCGGCACGACTGTCGCGCCCGGCACGGTGATGAACCAAGCCGATAAGGACTTTGCGGCCCGTGTGGCTGCCCAGAACGCCGCTGCGAAGGCTGCTGCCGCCGCTGCCGCCAAACGCGCCCCTGGCGCCCCTCCGGTGGTCAATACGGGCCCCATGCCGGGTCGCAAGCACGGCGGCAAGGCTGAGAAGTTTGAAGGATCCGCACGCGACGAGCGCGAGGACAAGATTCTCGCCAAGAAGCACCACATGTCGTTCAACGAGTGGGAGCACTCTGATCTCGACAAGAAGCACGATCGCCAGCGGTCCATGAAGGGCCTGAAGCACGGCGGCGAGGTTCACCACGCCTCCTGCAAGTGCGAGCGTTGCTCCGTTGGCCGCACTGCCCGCAAGCACGGTGGCCGTGCCGATCACAAGTGGATTCACGAAGCCATCAAGCACCCCGGCGCCCTGCACAAGTCGCTGCATGTCGCCGCGGGCGAGAAGATTCCGCTCAAGAAGCTGCACAAGGCCGAGCACAGCACCAACGCCCTGGTCGCCAAGCGCGCCCACTTGGCCGAGACGCTGGGCAAGCTGCACAAGAAGGGCGGCGGGTCGGTCTCTGACGGTGAGTACGAAGGCACCCGTCCCACCGGCGGTCGTCTGGCTCGCGCCCATGGCGGCAAGACCGGCAAGGGCAAGACCAACATCAACATCATCATCGGCGAACACCGCGCCAACACCACGCCGGGGCCGATGATCCCGCCCCAAGGTGGTCTGCCGCCCATGCCGCCTGTGATGCCTCCGCGTCCGCCCATGGCTGGCCCGATGCCGGGTCCGATGCCTGCGGCTGCCCCGCCTCCGATGGCGGCTCCTGCCGGGCCTCCGGGCGGCATGATGGCCCGCAAGCATGGGGGTCGCGCCTTCAAGGCCACCAAGATGATGGCCGAGCACGATACCGGCGCCGGTGGTGGTCTGGGCCGCCTGATGAAGATCAAGGCTTACGGGGACCAATAATTTGAAAAGGATAAGGCGGCAGGGATTTTCCTGCCGCCGTTAATTTATGCTGACGTACAACAATCAATTTGAAATCGAACTCACAAAGATTGTCGAAGAAGAAATTGCCAAACTGCAGGAAAGTTTGGCCCAAGGAACCGCTTCAGACTTTGCGGACTACAAGCTGAAGGCCGGTAAAATTCTGGGTCTACGTATGGCTTTGGAATACTGTGGCGAAGTCCAATCTATCATCGCAAGGAGATAATGATCGTATGTCGTTCATGACTATGCAGCACGAAAACGACCCGAAAGAGAACATCAAGAAAGACATTGGTGATCTGTCGACCGTTGAACTGTTCAACAATCAGGTTCTGGTCGCTGTCTATGTACGGCCTGAAAAGACCAAAAGCGGCATCTACCTGACTGACAAGCTGCGCGAAGAAGACAAATTCCAAGGCAAGGTCGGGCTGGTTCTGAAGCTCGGCGCCAGCGCCTTCGACGACCCCAACAGCCAGTGGTTTGCTGGCATGGACAGGCTGATTGCCGTCGACGACTGGGTCGTTTTCCGCCCGTCTGACGGCTGGAGCGTCACCGTCAATGGCGTCCTGTGCCGTATTCTTGATGACGTAAACATTCGCGGTCGCATCCAGCAACCCGACCAGGTGTGGTAGGACAAACATGGCCAAGAAAGAAGACACTATCGAAGTCGAAGTCGAAGACGCCGTTGATGCCTCCGAAAAGGACGAAATCAACGTTGTCGTCGCCGAGGAAGCCGAAGAAGGCCCGCCTCGAGGCATAGACCCCGAAGAGGGCCTGGATGCGCTCAAGGCGCAATTGGAGTCCGAAAGGCAGGCGCGTTATGACGCCGAACGCCGGGCCCAACAGGCCGCCCAGCAGGCTTATCAGGCGCAAAACGAGAAGCAGGACAGTGATCTGCATCTCGTCTCCAACGCGATCGACACCGTCAGGCAGAAGGCTGAAATTCTCAAGGCTGCCTACCGTGACGCCATGTCCATGTCCGATTTTGATCGGGCTGCTGATCTCCAGCAGGAAATGAGCGACAACTCTGCTCGCCTGCTGCAGCTGGAACACGGCAGGCAGGCCCTTGAGCAGCAGCCGAAGCGTCAGCCTCCCCCGCCGCCGCGGCCTACTGATCCTGTTGAGGCCATTGCTTCGCAGCTTTCGCCGCGTTCTGCGTCCTGGGTGCGTGCTCACCCGCAATTTGCGCGTGATGAGCGGCTCTTCAATAAGATGGTCGCGGCTCACAATCTGGCCACGGCTGACGGCATTGAGCCTGACACCGACGACTACTTTGAAAGCATCGAAAACCTGCTCGGCGTGCGTCAATCGCAGGTCTCAAGGGCTGAAGAACCGACTTCTGTGGCCGCAAAAGTCACGCAAAGGCGGTATTCTCCCCCTGAAGCGCCTGTTTCGCGCAGCGGAAACGGCACGGGGTCAAGGTCAAATGTCGTCCAATTGACCAAAGAGCAGAAAGAAGCCGCCGAAATGAACGGCATGACCTATCAGGAGTATGCACGTAACGTGTTAACTCTGAGGAAAGAAGGGAAGATAAACTAATGGCACGCAGGAAGATGACTGTTAACCCGCTTCAGGCTGCAGCCAAGGCTGTTGAGGCCGAAATTGAGGCCGCCAAGGCGGCTCCGGCGCCGCAAGCCGAAGAAATTCGGCGTGAAATGCGCCCAGCCATGCGCGAGGAGGATCCGCGGGTCCGAGCTGCGCGCCGGGCTGCTGAAGTCCGCGCCAATGTGGGCGACATGGATGAGGGCCAGGACAAGTACTACATTGATCGTCGCACCATCCCCGATGGTTGGGACTACGAGTGGAAAACCAAGGCTGTTTTCGGCGAAGAAAGGCCTGCCTATCAGGTCCAACTGGAGCGCATGGGCTGGACTCCCGTCCCGGCAGAGCGTCACCCGTCCTACATGCCTGATGGCGGCAAGTATTCCACCATTGAGCGCGACGGCATGATCCTGATGGAGCGTCCGCTTGAACTGACCCAGGAAGCCCGCCAGATCGAGCTTAAAAAGGCTCGCCAGCAGGTCCGCCACAAGGAAGCGCAGCTCAACTCTGCTCCGGGCGCCGATCATTTTGGACGGGACAACAAGGGTAATTCCCTCGTTAAGGTCAACAAGTCCTACGAGGCGATCCCTATTCCGAACGACTAATACCGCCTATACAGTACTAAATACGAAGGGCGATTGTAAAAGGTCGCCCTTTTTGTTGACACTCTTTGTTTTTGGAGTATAGGCTATTTTACCCCTCCCCCGGCGTGGAGGGTTCACATCTATTTTCGGTCTAAATCGCCCCGGCGTGCGATGATGGCCTCCTTAAAAGGGAGAATCCGTCATGGCGAACACGTCTGCGCCTTTCGGTTTCCGTCAATGGTCAGGCACTGGCTCTGCTCCGACGTATGAGCAAGTCGCCCTCGTCAACGGCGGTATCAACTACAACACCGCGGCTATTTACTACGGCGACCCCGTCGTCCGTGTTAGCTCGTCGGACAGCACCATCACTCAAGCCTCGACTGCCGGTACGACTACGCTCGCCGGTGTGTTTGTTGGCTGCAAGTACCTCTCGACCTCGCAGAAGCGGACCGTTTGGTCCAACTACTGGCCGGGCTCGGATGTCAGCAGCTCCAACCAAAGCACGATTGAAGCCTACATCATCAACGATCCGAACGCTCAGTTCCTCGTCCAATCCGATTCGACCGGCGCGACCCAGGCTCAAATGGGTTCCAACGTGAATCTCAACATTGGCTCGGGCAACGCGAACAACGGTCTGTCTGGCGCCTACATCACGCCCGGCTCGACCGCTGCTACGACGAGCAACCTGCCCTTCCGCATGGTCAGCCTGAACACGAGCCCTCCGGGTGCTCCGGGCACTGCTTCGGGCGCGTACAACTACGTTGTTGTGGCCTTCAATAACGTCGAAACCAAGCAACTGACCTCGGTCGTTGCGTAAGGGAGTGAAGGACAATGGCTGTTAACCTCTCAGCAATCAAAGACCTTCTGCTCCCCGGCCTGCGGGGCGTTGAAGGCAAGTACGAGATGATTCCGTCTCAGTACGACAAGATTTTCACCAAGCACGACTCCAAGCTCGCCCTCGAGCGTACCGCTGAAATGCGTTACCTCGGCCTGGCGCAGCTGAAGACCGAAGGTGGTCAAACCTCCTTCGACAACTCGGCTGGTGAACGCTACGTCTACAACCAGGAGCACAACGAAATTGCTCTGGGTTACGCGATCACCCGCAAGGCGATCGACGACAACCTCTACAAGACCCAGTTCCACCCGTCGAACCTCGGCCTGATCGAGTCCTTCCAACAAACGAAGGAAATCTACGGCGCCAACCTGCTGAACACCGCCACCACCTACAACGCCTCTGTGGGCGGCGACGGTGTGGCGCTGTGCTCGGGTTCGCACCCGATCGACGGCGGCACTGTGGCCAACACGCCCGCCACCCAGGTGGACCTGAACGAAGCCACCCTGCTGAACGCGATGATTGCGATCCGCACGAATTTCAAGGACCAAGCCGGTCTGAAGGTGTTCGCCCGCGGTCGTAAGCTGATCGTTCCGCCGCAACTGGAACCGGTTGCTATCCGTCTGACTAAAACTGAGCTTCGTCCGGGTACTGCAGACAATGATGTCAACGCAATCCTGACGACCGCAGGTGGTCTGCCGGAAGGTTACATGGTCAACGACTTCTTGACCTCGGCCTATGCTTGGTTCATGCTCACGAATATTGACGGTCTCTCCTACATGGAGCGCGTTAAATTCGAAACCGACATGCAGGTTGACTTCGTAACTGACAACCTGCTTGTCAAAGGTTACGAGCGTTACAGCTTCGGCTACTACAACTGGCGTTCGATCTGGGGCTCGTTCCCGACTTCGTAATCGGCTGGGCCTCCCTCGCGGGAGGCCCTATTCCCAAAGGAGAGACAAATGTCTTCTACTGTCTTTACGGGGCCGGTTCTGGCGGGCAACGTTCTGCAAAGCGACGGCACCGGCGCCCTTGCGGGTTTCGGTGGCAGCAGCGGCACGCAAAACGTCGGGTTTGTTCAAATGGCGCAATCTGCGCCCATTACGCAATCCGCCACTGCGGCTGCCACCCCCATCGTGATCCCGGCCCAAAGCCAGATCACGGACATCTATGTGGCTGTCACCACGGGCTGGGGTTCCAGCGGCACTCTCAGCATCGGTACTTCTACCGCTGCTAACGAGCTCGCCTCCGGTATCGCTGCTACGAGTCTGGTGCAGGGTCAGTACACTGTCCCGGTTACCAGCCTGATCGCTGCCTGGAACAACTCCAGCGCAACGCAGGACGTCCAGATTTACGTCAAGTCCAGCACCGGCACTGCGGGTGTGGCCGTCCTGACCGTCTGCTATCTGCAGGGGATCAACGGCTACGTCAACGGCCAATACACTTAATAGGAGGCACCCATGAAGGGTCACCGCAAGCACCGCAATACCGGCGGGGTCAATGAGGCCGAAATGGACCTCCGCGACAAGCCGGAAGCTCGTACCAACGCCGCTCACATCGACCACGAAGCCGAAGAGCGCAAGCACGGCGGCCATGTTAAGCGCCACAAGCGCAAGCATGGCGGCATGATCCACAAGGAAGGCTTCGGCCCGGAAAGCGAATCCACCATCGGTCGCGCCAAGCGCAAGCGCGGTGGCCACGTTCTCCACCACCACATGGGTCACGTGAAGCATGTCGGCGACGTGCATGGCGAACACGCCAAGCATCACGCCGGTCGCAAGCCCCGCAAGAGCGGTGGCCGGGCTTATTCTGACTCCAACCCCTTCACTTCCGCGGCTCACGGCAAGGCCCCCAAAGGCCGCACCCTGGACATGGAAATGGACGGCGGTCCCGGCGAAGAATAAATCCAGACCTCTTTGTCTGAGGCGAACGGGGGCCTTTGCGCCCCCGTTTTACCATGGGGGATTACATGTCTGGAGCTTGGACGCGCAAAGAAGGCAAGTCACCTTCGGGCGGCCTCAACGAAAAGGGGCGCCAGTCTTTGCGTGCTGAAGGGCACAATATCAAACGCCCTGTCACTGCCCACGAAGCCGCGCATAGCGAGGAAGCCGCCCAAAGACGGGATAACTTCCGAACCAGAATGTGTGGTATGAAAGAAAAGCTCACGTCGGCGAAGACGGCCCACGATCCAAATAGTAGGATCAATATGGCGCTGAAACGCTGGGACGTTAAATGTTAGAAAGGGCCTACGGATGGCGACCATTACTTCTACGGGCGCTGTAAATCAGTCGATCACCCGCGTCGGCAGATACGAGCCTTTCAACCTCCAACTGGCCCGCGGGCAGATCAGCCTGCACTCTCAGGTCAACGTTTTCGGCTATCAAGCTGCTGTCGGCACCACGGCGGTGCCGATTTGGGAAAACGCCACTGCGTATGTCTACCCTTCCACCGCGGTCGTCATGACCCTGGTGAGTTCGTCGGCTTCTGACAACGCGATCAGCGTCCTGATCAGCGGCCTGGATGCCAGCTACAATCCGATCTCGGAAACTGTTGCGCTGAACGGCACGACTAACGTCAACACGGTGAACAGCTATTTCCGCATCAATAGCCTGAGCCTGGCGACGGGTACGAACATCGGCACGATCACGGCCAAGAACGGCGGCACGACCTATGCCGCCATCAATCCCGGCATCGGCAAGTCGCAGAACTCTTGGTACACGGTGCCCGCCGGAAACACGTTCTATCTGAACCGGGTCCAAATCTCTTCGAACCTGAGCTACGCCGGTAGCGTCTATAACTACTACCAGGTGTACGCAAAGACCTCGTCGGGTCTGGTTCTCGTTGTTCTGCAGCAGCCGTTTGTGAGCACCTTTAGCGTTCAAAGGCAGACGCCGTTCCCTTACGCTGCTGGCACCGATCTTCAATTCCAGGTCAGCACCAGCACGGGCACTTCGGCTGTTGGCATTGTCGTGGAAGGCTTCCTGATCCAAAACGACGGCACTCTCTAAGGGGTGATCAATGTCCACAAGCGGGACGTATAATTTCAACCCGTCGCTGGGCGAGGTCACCCTCTACGCTTACAACCTGTGCGGAATTCGAAACACCGCCATCGTTCAGGAGCACATGGAGGCCGCCCGCATGGCGGCCAATATGCTTCTGGGGCGGTGGTCTTCGGAGGGTGTGAACCTGTGGGCGGTGGATTTGCAGACGATCCCGCTGGTGCAGGGGCAGGCGACCTACAGCATTCCGACCAACACGATCACCATGCTGGACACCTATGTCGTCCAGAACAGCGGCGGCGCGTCGATCAACCGCCTGATCCTGCCGATCAGCCGCACGGAATATGCGTCTTACCCGAACCCGCAGCAGCAGGGCTTCCCGACCACCTACTGGCAGGATCGCCTGATCAACGGCACCGTCACCCTGTGGCCGGTGCCTGATGGCAATGAAAGCTCGCTGAACTACTACCGCGTCCGTCAGATTCAGGACTCCAATTTCACCAGCGGACAGCAGGTCGAAATCCCGTACTACTTCCTCGAGGCGTTCGCCTACGGTCTGGCCTTCCGCCTGTCCCTTGTGTGGGCCCCAGAGAAGGCGCAGCTGATCAAGCCGCTGGCTGATGAGGCCTATGCCATTGCCGCCGCTCAGAACATCGAAACGGCGCAGCAGTACATTTCCCCGACCATCTCTGGCTACTTTAGGCCATGAGCATCGATACGTTTTACGTCTATGAACACTGGCGCCCTGATAAGGGCGAATGTTTTTACGTGGGAAAAGGTAAAAAAAATCGCGCTCTTTATTTAAAACAACGCAACAAACATCATGCCGCAATTCAAGCAAAATTGGCTCGGCAAGGATTATGCGTTGAAATAAAAATTATTTCTCATGGTTTGACGGAAGAAGAAGCGTTCAATCTTGAGACGAAGCAAATACTTTTTTGGCGGGCTGACGGAGCCGACTTGGCAAACCGCACTTTAGGGGGTGGGGGAATTTCTGGGCTGGTCCATACAAAAGAAACGCGCAAAAAAATGAGTGTTTCTCAAAAAAAGCGAAGCCCGCGCCCTCCTCATTCCATGGAGGTAAGGGCAAAAATTAGTCGGGCTCAAATGGGGCAAAAAAGAAGGCTTGGCATTCCTCAAAGCGATAAAACAAAAAAAATTCTTGCTGATCTGGGTCGCAAGAATTTTGAAATCTTTAAAAAATATATGTCCATGGGGCCTGCTGCATCATCAAAAAGAGTTGTTTGCGTAAATGATAATTTATCATTTGAGAGCGCAAGCGCCGCAGCAAGGCATTATGGTGTGGCTAAAAGCTCCGTGATAGAATTGTGTTTAGGTAAAAAACACAGAAAAACAGTTGGCGGAAAAGTCTTTAAATACGAGGAGGCGTAAATATGGCGTATGCCTCAAGATCAGGTAGGGCAAGAACAAGTCCTAGTAACCCGCAAGCGTTTGCCGTTTGTGACAGGTGTTCGCTCTGGTATAATTTTTGCGACCTGCAATGGCAGTACGACTGGCGAGGCGCTGCGCTGCAGAACCTGCGCATTCTGGTTTGCGACACCTGCCTGGACACTCCGCAGGAACAGCTGCGTGCGATCGTGGTCCCTGCCGACCCTACGCCGATCATCAACGCCCGCACTGAAAACTATGCGGCTGATGAGACTGACTACCGGGCCGTTTCGGTGCCTACGGTATATGACCCCACCACGGGGATCCCGATCCCGAGCTCTACCGATCGCATCACTCAAGACGGTGGTCTGCGAAACACGCAGCCTATCGGCGCCCCTGTTGGGCTGACGGAGTCTGCGATCATGCCGCTCAACCAGGGTGTGGCATATGATGTGCAACTGCCGATCGTGTCGGTTACCGCTGTCACCAATACGAGCGTGGATCCAACCGGCACCAAACAGATTTCGGTGACTTGCTCGGCGCCCCACGGCCTCAGCACGGGGTCGCAAATATCCGTCAGCGGCCTCAAGAACAACGGTGCAAACGGCTTCTACAGCGTGACTGTGACCACGGCCACTGCGTTTACCTACCTTCCCAATCGGGCTATACCTAATGGGAGCCTGCTGACTTCCGGGACTGTCATAGTCACTGCCCTTGTCGGCGTGCCGTATAACTATTCGCAGATTCCGCAGACTGGGATTTAGGGCATGGCTAACGTAACGATCCCTAATCTCCCCAAAGCAATCTCCCTCACTGGGACTGAGCAGCTCGAGGCTGTTCAGAGCGGAACGTCTGTTTCGGTTACGGCTGCCCAGATTGCCGGTCTTGCGCCGGGCGCTACCGGCGCCACTGGGCCGCGGGGCGCGACTGGCGCCGTAGGATCGACGGGATCGACAGGTCCAACGGGTCCGCAAGGCAATTTCGGCGCCACTGGTGCGCAGGGTCCGACAGGCCTAACCGGCGCGACCGGGGCGACGGGTGCAACTGGTGTTGTTGGCGCCAGCGGTGTTGCTGGCCCGACTGGACCTACGGGCCCTACGGGCGTTGTGGGGCCGACTGGGGCCACGGGGATGGGGGCTACGGGCCCCACGGGGCCTTCTGGGCCATCTGGGCCTGTAGGACCGTCTGGTGCAACGGGGCCTGTTGGGGCGACGGGTCTGACTGGGGCCACGGGGTCGCTGGGGGCGACGGGGCCTGTGGGAGCGAGCGGCGCCACGGGAGTGGCCGGCCCTACAGGCCCCACGGGCGCCAGCGGTGTTGCTGGTCCGACCGGAGCCACGGGTCTGCAGGGCGCTTTGTATGCGACGACCAGCACGACATCCCTGACCCTGACTATCAGCTCGCCGTCTCTGACGGTGGGAACTGGTCTGTCCTACACGGTCGGGCAGCCGGTGCTGATCGCCAACGATTCCACTCACTACATGTCTGGCACTGTCGTTTCGTACAATTCCGGTACGGGGGCGATGGTCGCCAACATCACGTCTGTCACCGGAACCGGCACGTTTACGTCCTGGAACGTGAACCTGAACGGCGCTGCTGGCCCTGCCGGTGCGACGGGTGCGACGGGTGTTGGCGCCACAGGCGCCACGGGTGTTGCCGGTCCTTCTGGTCCCTCTGGGGCTTCCGGCCCGACCGGACCCACGGGCTTAACCGGCCCAACTGGCCCAACTGGTCCTGTCGGTGCGACGGGCCTGACCGGAGCCACCGGCGTGGGATCCACGGGCGCCACGGGCGCGACCGGCCTGACTGGCCCCACAGGATTGACGGGCCCCACCGGCCCCACCGGCGCGACGGGTCCGACTGTTTATCCGGCTGCCGGTATCGCCAACTCCACGGGTACAGCTTGGGGAACCAGCTACAGCACCACCGGCACGGGCACGGTTGTCGCTCTGGCTACGTCGCCCACGCTGGTGACGCCCACGATTGGCTCTGCGGGTCTGACGCTGAATGGTTCGACTTCGGGCACTACGATCCTGAAGGCTAACGCCACCGCAGGCTCTTACACGTTTACCCTGCCGTCTTCTGGTGGGACTAACGGCTACATCCTGTCCACCGATGGCTCGGGCGGAACGTCGTGGATAGCAAATTCTGGCGGCGGCGGAACCGTCACCAGTGTTGGCGTGTCGGGCGGCACAACGGGCCTGACGACTTCTGGCGGACCCATTACGGGATCGGGCACGATCACTTTCGCGGGCACGCTCAATGCCGCCAATGGCGGCACGGGCGTTACGGCATCTACGGGTGCAAACAGCGTCGTTTTGCGTGACGCCAATGCCAATACCACGGTCAACTACCTCTATGAAGGCTACTCCAATGTGGCGGCGGCGGGGACCACCACCACGCTCACCGCCTCCTCGGCGTTTAGCTATGTCGTTACTGGATCCGGCGGTCAAACGTTCAAACTGCCTGATGCCACCACGCTTTCCGTGGGCGCGACGTACAGCTTCAACAACAACCAAAGCAGCGGCACGATTGTTGTCCAGAACAATAGTTCGACCACTGTCGCCACGATCCAATCTGGCGGGTACGTTAACCTCACCCTGCTGACTAATTCGGTGGCGGCAGGGACGTGGGACACGCACTATTCCGCGCCCTCAAACGTCAGTTGGTCCACCAATACCTTATCATATCCGGGCAGCATTACCTCCGCGACTTGGAATGGCTCTGTTGTCACCGGAACCTATGGCGGTACGGGCGTTAACAATGGCTCCAACACTATTACGTTGGGCGGCAATTTTACCACGTCGGGCGCATTTACGACCACGCTGACGGTTACGGGCAATACCAACGTCACGCTGCCGACTTCCGGCACTTTGGTAAATACGGCCGTCACCACGCTTTCCAGTTTGGTTTCTATCGGCACTATCGCCACTGGCGTTTGGAACGGTACGGCTATTGGCATCGGCTACGGCGGCACTGGCCTCACCGCTACGCCTACCAACGGACAACTCGCTATCGGTAATGGTACGGGCTATACGCTTGCCACGCTGACCAACGGTACCGGCATTAGCGTTACCAATGCCTCTGGCTCCATCACTATCGCCAATACGGGCGTCACGTCTTACCCCGGCGCCGGTATCCCCAATTCCACCGGTTCTGCGTGGGGTACGAGCTATACCACGACGGGTTCCGGCACCGTTTTGGCCTTGGCTACATCTCCTAGTTTCACCACGCCGACGCTTGGCGTGGCTACGGCTACGACCATCAACAAGGTCACGCTCACGGCCCCGGCTACTGGCTCGACGCTGACTATCGCTGACGGCAAGACGCTGACGGCGAGCAACAGCCTCACGCTGGCTGGTACTGACAGCACGACGATGACGTTCCCCTCGTCCAGCGCCACTGTGGCTGGTCTGGGCATCTCGCAGACGTTTACCGGCACTCAGACCTTCAACGGAACCTCGTCGGTTTTGGCCGAGGTTCTGCTTAATGCGGCTGAGACGACCACGGTGTCTGCCACGGCGGCTACGGGCACTATCGCGTTCTACCCTTCAACCCAGAGCGTCCTCTATTATACGTCGAACGCCTCGGCTAACTGGACGGTGAACCTGACGTTCTCGTCTGGCACGACGCTGAACACGGCCATGTCCACCGGGCAGAGCGTGACCGTCGCGTTCCTAGTGACACAGGGCAGCACCGCGTATTACAACAGCACGGTGCAGGTTGACGGCTCGACCAGTGGCGTGACAACTAAGTGGCAGGGCGGCGCTCCCACTTCCGGTAATGCCAGCGGCGTGGACATCTACACCTACACGATTATCAAGACGGCGAGCGCGACCTTCACCGTGTTCGCCTCTCAGACGCAGTTCAAGTAGGGATCGGCCTTATGCCTACGATCATCACCCGTGGTGCGGCTTCTGCGAGAGCGTATGGGTTTGGTAAAGTTGCCGCCGTTGTGCGTGGATCGCAGTCTTATACTACAGCAGGAACGTATTCTTGGGTTGCTCCCGCTGGCGTGACTAGTGTTTCAGTTGTGGCTGTTGGTGGTTCTGGGTCTGGAACCACTATAACACAAGGTGGGGGTGGTGGCGGGCTTGGTTACAAGAATAATTACGCCGTCACTCCTGGAAATTCCTATACCGTTGTTGTGTCTGGATGCGTAATTAATTACGGTGTTTCTAACAGTTATTTTGTAAGTACGGCTACCGTTAAAGGCGGACAAGGGGCTTCCGGAACATCTGCGGGCGGCACATTTACTGGAGATGGCGGTGGAAACGGAGGCTCTGGAGCCACATACGGTGGCGGCGGCGCTGGCGGATACTCTGGCAACGGCGGGAACGGTGGAACTGTTTCTGGAACCGCCGGGGCGGGCGGCGGCGGCGGTGGTGGTGGGTCTGGTTCATTAAACGGCGGCGGAGGTGGTGGGGTTGGAATTTTAGGCTCTGGGGGAAACGGTTCGGGTGGTGCAAGCGGCTTTTGCGGTAAACCCGGGGGCGGCGGAAGTGGAGGGTGTAGCGGCACAAATGGGTATTATGGTTGCTTTGGATGCGCAGGTTCTGGATTTGTTGGCGGTAATGGCGGAAATTATGGCGGCGGCTATGGCGGCGGAAATTTTTGTCGAGGTGTCGGCGCAACCGGCGCTGTCCGCATTGTTTGGCCCGGCTCAACACGTCAATTCCCGTCAACTTGCGTAGGAACCCCGTAAATGGACCTCTATATCCAAATCCGCGACGGCCAGCCCTATGAGCATCCGATCATGGGCGACAACTTCCGTCAGGCGTTCCCCAACATCGACGTAAACAATCTGCCGCCTGAGTTTGCCAAATTCGAGCGCATCCCTGCGCCCAAGCTCGAGCCGTTTGAGGTTAACGAAGGCGCCACTTATCAATGGGACAACGGCATCGTGAAGGATGTCTGGTCTACGCGCCCTATGACGGACGACGAAAAGGCTGCTAAGATTGCCGAGTATCAGGCCAGAACCCCCGAGGGCTGGACACTGAACACCGAGACCCTGACCTATACGCCGCCCAAGCCCGCCACCCCGCCCCCTACCGCTGTGAGTACCCCAGATGTCGGAGCTTAGTGAGGTGGATCAGCGCCTTTCCATCCATGAAGCAATCTGTGCCGAACGTTACATCGGCATCAATGCGCAGCTGAAACGCATTGAGATGATCCTGTTTTCGACGGCTGGCGCGGTGATCATGGGCCTGGCTGCGATCGCCTGGACCGTGATCTCAAATAAATGATCTCCAGCCGCCTCATTTCGGATTTGCACCCCACGGTCCAGGCCATGTGTGAAAAGCATTTGGCGGCATGCAAGGCAGCCGGGATCGACATCATCATCACTTGCACCTACCGCGACAAGGCAGCGCAGGACGCTCTATACGCACAAGGCCGCACAACCCCTGGCGCCAAGGTGACGAATGCCGCGGGCGGGCAGTCCATGCATAACTACAGGGCCGCCTACGACATCGTGCCGCTCCAGAACGGCAAACCCGTATGGACCACGACGGGTGAAGATGGCGCCCTGTGGGAGAAGGTCGGCGAGCTGGGCGAGGCTCAGGGCCTCGAGTGGGCCGGTCGGTGGAAGACGTTTAGGGAATTCCCGCATTTCCAGTACACTGCGGGGCATCCGCTGTCTTATTTCCAGGGCGGCGGCACTCTTTAGGGAAAGCGAACATGTTCAAGGGTTACAAGACCTACATCGTGGCCAGCGTCAGCGTGATCGGCGCCGTCGCTGCTTATCTGGTTGGTGACGCCACGATTGCCCAAACTGTCCAATTGGTCGTCACCGCGGTTCTCGGCGCCACGATCCGTAACGCTATTTCGTGATAACAGTCCTTCTGAAGATCGCAGAGTGGTTTGTCGGGCTGCTTATGAACAGGCAGCCCGCGCCACCTACTGTCTCTCAGGTGCAGGAGAAGATCGATGCCGATCAGGTCAAAGCGGGCGCTGCCGGTGATGTCGCTGCTCGCGCTGTCGATAGTGATGACAAGCTGCGCAAGTACGAACAAAGCGATCCCAACAACCGTGACAACGGTTGAGTGCCTGAACTGGAAGACGCTCTCCTATTCGGGTAAGTCCGACTCGACAGAGACGATCAGAGAAATTATCGAATCCAATGCCCGGCGGGCTGCAGTCTGCGGGCCAAACTAACGCGCCAATCCAACCTAAAGAACGCGAGAATCATGCGCTTCCATGTCTTGGGCATTCCCCACACCGCGACGAACAAAAACTATCTGCCCTGCGCCTACACCCAGAAAGTCCTGAAGCTATGCAGGATGCTGACGGACCTCGGCCATTACGTAATCCACTACGGCAACGAGGCTTCGGAGGTCATCTGCTCCGAGCATGTCAACGTCACCACCGAGGCGGACCTGATCGAGGCCTATGGCTTTGAGGAGTGGAAGTCGCAGGTCTTCAAATTCTCCAACGACGACAGCTGCTACAAAACCTTCTTCGCCAATGCGATCGGAGAAATCCATCGAAGGAAGAAGAAGTATGACTTCCTTCTATGTATGTGGGGTCACGGCCACCGCGCCGTAGCAGACGCGCATCAGGACATGATCGTTGTCGAACCCGGCATTGGCTACGGATCCGGCCACTTTGCGCAGTACAAGGTGTTTGAATCCTACGCCATCATGCACGCCTTCCAAGGCATGGACCTGGTGCAGAACGCCTGTCGCATGAACAATTACGACGTGGTGATCCCAAACTATTTCGACCTGAATGACTTCTATTATCAGCCGAACAAGTCCGACTACCTGCTCTATCTGGGCCGGGTGAACACCGGCAAGGGCGTCCACATCGTCATGCAGATGGCCGAAAGGCTGCCTAACCAGAAATTCATTGTGGCAGGTCAAGGAACCTTGGCTGACGTTGGCTATCCTGACGGCCTACCCAACGTCAATTTCGTCGGCTTTGCGGACGTAAGAAAACGCCGCAAGCTGCTGTCAGAAGCCAAGGCAGTCCTTATGCCAAGCCAATATGTGGAGCCCTTCGGCGGCGTTCAGATCGAGGCCCTGTTGTCAGGAACGCCAACGATCACATCTGACTGGGGCGCATTCACCGAAAACAATCTGCACGGCATCACCGGCTATCGCTGCCGCACCATGGATCACTGGATGTGGGCTGTGCAAAATACTCATCTCCTGTTTCCTGCAGCATGCCGGTCGTGGGGAGAAAATTTCTCG